TACTCAACCGCGCTGGTCTGGGTATGGAAGTTATGCACGAGCGTAATGCTCACAACTTCCCACTCGACCTTGCTGCTGCTGAGTCTACTCCTGTTGCACTCACTGCACCTGCAGTTGGTTGATACTAAATTGAATAACCAAGGATGGGGACTTCGGTCCCCTTTCTTTTTCCAATTTAATGTTAAGTAATATTACTTACCTGAAAAAAATCAAAAGGAGGTTTTAAAAAATCATGGTTGCTTCAACAATACAACAACAAAGGAGAGGGTGGTTCGATGTCCTTGATGACTGGCTTAAACGGGATCGTTTCGTTTTTGTTGGCTGGTCTGGAATTCTACTTTTTCCCACTGCTTATCTTGCAATTGGGGGCTGGCTTACTGGCACAACTTTCGTTACGAGCTGGTATACCCATGGACTCGCTAGTTCCTATCTTGAGGGTGCAAATTTTCTTACGGCAGCAGTTTCAACTCCTGCTGACGCTATGGGTCATTCTCTTCTTCTTCTATGGGGTCCTGAAGCTCAAGGCAGTCTCGTCAGGTGGTTCCAACTTGGAGGGCTTTGGGCCTTTGTTGCTCTCCACGGTGCATTTGCACTAATCGGTTTCATGCTCCGCCAGTTTGAACTGGCACGTCTCATCGGTATCCGTCCCTACAATGCTATTGCTTTTTCTGGTCCTATCGCTGTCTTTGTTAGCGTCTTTCTCATATATCCTCTGGGACAGTCGTCCTGGTTCTTCGCGCCATCGTTTGGGGTTGCCGCTATTTTCCGCTTCCTACTTTTTCTCCAGGGATTCCATAACTGGACGCTCAACCCATTCCACATGATGGGTGTAGCAGGTATCCTGGGTGGTGCTCTTCTATCTGCCATTCACGGAGTAACTGTTGAAAACACACTCTACCAAGATGGTGAACAAGCAAACACCTTCAAGGCATTTGATTCCACACAGGAAGAAGAGACTTATTCAATGGTCACTGCGAACAGATTTTGGTCGCAAATCTTCGGTGTTGCTTTTAGTAATAAGCGCTGGCTTCATTTCTTTATGCTCTTTGTTCCAGTTATGGGACTCTGGGTTTCCAGCATTGGGATTATCGGTCTTGCTCTCAACCTTCGTGCTTATGACTTTGTTAGTCAGGAGATTAGAGCAGCTGAAGACCCTGAGTTTGAGACTTTCTATACCAAGAATATTCTCTTGAATGAAGGTCTTCGTGCTTGGTTGGCACCTGCTGATCAACCACATGAAAACTTTGTGTTCCCTGAGGAAGTTCTTCCAAGAGGTAATGCACTGTGATTCTATTGGGGTAATCAAATGTTAGCAATCGTCTACTTTGCTATATTTGCCTTGATTATGGGAGGTGCATTTGCTATGATGTGGGCAAACATTCAGGCTATTAATTTAGAAATGAATAAACCCAAACGCCCACGTCATCCAGAAGCACCTGATCCAGGTGAAGAAGTGATGTATGTTGATGTCTCTCAAATGAATGGCAAACAATTTGCTGAACAAAAAGAGAGATTGGAAAATCTTTTTAAAAAAGATAACTAATATATAAGGGGTCAATTGACCCCTCTTCTTTTATGTACCAACTTTATAATTACTTTGTTGCATTCTGGTCTTTGGTTGTGATGAACTGTATTCAACCAGTCAATTGGGAATATTGTTTGCCAGTTCATGAATGGTTATTTCCAGAATTAAAACAAGGTTTTGAAATATACTTTGACAAACAACATGAAATGTTGTATAAATCAGAGAGGGATTATCTTAAATCAATAAAATGAAAATTTTCCTGGATACAGCAGATACAGATACTATTAGAGAATATTTTGAAACTGGATTAGTTGATGGAGTCACTACAAATCCTTCATTGATTATGAAAGCAGGTAGAGTTCCTGATGATGTCTATCAAGAAATTAAAGATATTGGAGTAACTGACATCAGCATGGAAGTCATGGGTGATGCAAATGAAATGTATAATGAAGGACTTCGCCTTGTAGATAAATTTGGTAGTGTATCAACTATCAAAGTTCCCTGCACTAGGGATGGTCTGAAGGCATGTAGGGCATTCTCTAAGGAAAAGATCAGGACTAATGTCACACTCATCTTCTGTGCTGCTCAGGCAGTCCTTGCTGCTAAGTCTGGGGCAACCTATGTTAGTCCCTTTGTAGGCAGGTTAGATGACCAGTCAGTGGCAGGTCTGGAGGTTGTTAGAAGCATCTCTGAACTGTATCGTATTCATGGTATCAGGACAAAGGTATTGTCTGCTTCCATTAGAAGCGTGCAACGTGCCATCAGGTCATGGTATAATGGTGCTGAGATTTGCACCATGCCACCCAAAGTCCTTGAACAAATGTATGATCACATCCTTACTGATAAGGGTATGGACATTTTTGAGAAGGATTGGCAAGAAGTAGTGCAATCTAATTTTGTTCCAGTGAGTAACATCCTATGATTGACATCAGTAGTGTAATTGAAGAACTTGGTTGGGATCTTGAAAATGATGAGATTGATGTGGAGATTGGTGGAACCCAAATCTCTGGTATTGATGTAGGTGAGGTTTACAATAAAAAGTGGCAGTCACCTAAAGGCACTCGTAAGTACAACAAAGATGCATTTATTATTATTAAGAATCAATCACGTAGAGACCTAACTAAAACAGTTCCTATGGAAGAATTTAAACCTCATCATGGTTGAACATGTAGTAATAAAAGAGAAGAAAGAAGTGTGGTTTAAAGGTGACTATCCAACTTGTATGGCATATTCTCAAATTGTAGATAGAAAATATCCTGGTTACAAAACTTGCATTTGTTCTTGGGATGATTTTAAAAAATTAAAAAAAGATCCAGCATATAGGAGTACATTTAATGTTTGATACTTATAAGGTTTTTTCTAAGAATGGATGTCCTTATTGTACTAAGGTAATTCAGGTGTTACAATTAGCAGAACTTCCATTTGTTGAGTATATAATGGGCAGGGACTTTACTAGATCAGAATTCTATGCTGAGTTTGGACCAGGTTCTACATTTCCAAGAGTTAAGTTGGAAGGCAAATTAATTGGTGGATGTAGTGAAACAGTTAAATATCTTAAAGAGAACAATTTGGTTTAATGGACAAAGGTTGGGAACTCTATCAAATGTATGATGTTGTTGAACACACTATTGATTATGCCTTTAAAGGTAAGTTCATGCTTAACATGTATGAATACCTCCATAGCATTAAAGCAACAAAGAGGGATGTAGAATCATTCATTGATTCTCCTGCTGCTGCTGAGATTAATACTTTGATTCTTGACCTTGAAGATTATTTGGAGGGTGGTAATGACTCTCAACACAAACAATTGAGAGAGGGTTATGGTCATCTGGGTAAACCAGAGGCACGTAAGATCAAAGATTATTTGTACAATTTACTACAGGATGCTTGGAAGTATGAGCAAGAAAAGAGACCAGGAAGAAAAAGGAGGAGGACCTCTAAATAAAACTACAAGTAATCCAACTCAAATAAATCGTGGAGTTGAATTACTATTAAGAAAAAGGAGGAAGAAGACAGTTCCAAAGACTTTTCAAGTAAGGTTTGGAAATATGCTCTCCTTCTTTAACAGAGAGGTTGAGTTCTATTTTCATTTCTGCTTGGACTTTAGAAAAAAAGATCCAGGAGAGTAAAATGTTAGCAGTTACTTTAACCCTTTCTTCAATCATTTCAATTTTATTTCTAATTGTAGGTGGTGTGGTAGGATATCTTCTTAAGGAATATGTCTATGAGAGAAACTCAACATACATCCCAACACATCCAGAAATGTTTGATGAAAATGGACAACTCATAGCAGATGATATTCTTGCTGTTAGATTTGAAAACCCAGAGGACTTCTCTGAGACTGAATAAATAACCACATTGATTTGAACAAACATGGCAACATCTACAAAACTTCCACCCAATCCATTTCTTCATGAGATCTTATCTCTTGCTAGTAAGCAAAGAAGCAAAGCAAAAAAAATTGAAACTCTTAAAGAATATGGGTGTGATGCTCTAAAGGCTGTATTGATTTGGAACTTTGATGACTCTGCTGTCAGCATCATGCCTGAGGGTGAGGTTCCTTACAATAAGAATGAAGCGCCACTGGGCACAGATCATACCTCTCTAAGAAAAGAATGGAAGAACTTATATCACTTTGTAAAGGGTGGTAATGATTCCCTCTCTAATATTCGTAGAGAGAGTATGTTCATTCAATTACTTGAGGGTCTTCATCCTGATGAGGCAGAGATTATTTGTCTTGTTAAGGATGGTCAACTTGAGTCAAAATACAAATTGAAAAAGGATATTGTTGAATCTGCATTTCCTGATATCAAGTGGGGAGATAGAATCTGATGAGTATAAAAATCTTACATGAAGCTTGTGATCCTGAACTTGCTAATGATAAAAAACTCCCTTATACATCTTACCTTGTGCAATATCTTGTAGATGGACAAGTGACTTATGATGTTACTAACTGTAGTAAAAAGGTTGATCTTTTTGATTTTTATTATGACAAGTATAAAAAAGATTTCATTAGATTTGACCAAACAGAAGGAAGAGTAAGTCCCAAGATGTGGGGCAATAAAGGTCCTGAGGAAAAGAAAAAATGAATGCTGATGAAGAATTGGAGAAACAAATTAACTCCATCATTAGAGATGAAATTCAAGATGTAATTAATGAATATGTTGATGCTAAGGAAGAAACAAAGAAAGCAGGTCTTGGATTTGTAGAAAATGAAGACAAACTTAAAGTCAATATTTCAAAAGGTGAGGTTGATAAACTTATTAAAAAATATAAAAAACTAAAGAAGCAAGAAAAATCTAACCTTTCACAAGTTAGAAAACTTGGTTTAGTAGATAAAAATGGTAATCCCTTAAAATAAATACATCAAAGGCAATAGTTCTATATGCTATCTACAAAATACAGACTCAGACTTGAGTTTATCTGTTCACGTATTGTAAATGGTGAAGAGGTAGATCTTAAAGATATGATCTGGGCAAACAAACTTGCTAAGGCAAATAGATCTGCTTATGAGATGTTGAATAAAGCAAGAAGAATTGCTGCTAACCCTGATGTTGAGAGAGGTGGTCTTGATGATTTTATGATACAGATGGGACTAGGGGATCCTGACCCATCTAATCATACAAAGGGATTCCAAAACACAGATGAGATTGCAGAATGGTTTCATCAAGATAGAACAGATGATTGGAGGCAACGTGACTAATGATTTTCTAGATAACTTGGGTGCAAATCAATATCAAAAAATGCATCAATCTAAAAAGATTAAACTCACACCTCAAACATATATTGATATGAATAAAGAGTTTGAGGAAGAGGGAACTATGGTAAGAATTGAGGTTCCTACACAGGAACAAATTGATAAATGGGAACAGTGGAAAGTTCCAGATATGCATGAACGAACTGCACCAACACCAGATATGGTTCAAGATATGTGGGATGCTATTGGGGGAAGACCATGCAAGCATTAGTATATTCTAATAACAGTCAAGAGTGTGAGAGAGCAAAGCAACTCTTGGAAAGTCTTGGTCAAGACATCAGAGAATTTTTATTAGATGTAGATTTTACAGATAAACAATTCAGAGCAGAGTTTGGGAAGGAAGCAGAGTATCCACAAATTTCTGTTGGTCTTAATCATAGAGGAAGTCTGAAAGAAACTCTTAACTTTTTAAAAAAGGAAGGAATGTTCGTGTAGATACAAAACTGTATCATCAAACACACTTGACAGATATATAGTAATAGGTTATAATTTACCTGTCGTTCATCTCAAAAAGAGACGCAAGTAAGTCGCGGAACGGAGCGTTCATCTCATGGTTGATTTCTTACTCTATTCAAGTTTATTATGTGAAGATGCTGATGCAATTATGCTCAGGATTCAGCAGAATCAAGATTTGAATGGAGTGATTAAACTGGAACTAGTTGATACAATTAGGGAGGCAACTCCTCATTGTCCATGGGACGCAAACGACTAAAGGAACGGGTCTAAAAATCCAACTACTTTAGGAGTACAATCATGAACACACTCAATCTCATTCGCAAGCAGATCAATAAGGCTGCTGCTCTGCATGATGCTCAAATTACTCACACTTCTTATCGTGGTGTTGAGTATGATACACGTTGTGTAGAGTCCAAAGAGACCCATGGTACATTCTGCTATCGTGGAAAATCCTATGTCAAGTGATTGACTTACACACACATAATTGTTAGAATGGGAGGGTGACCTCCCATTTTTTTATGGAAAAGGATAAACTTAAAAAGATTATTTCTAAACTGA